GATACATCGAAGACTTAGCACCTAACTATGAGAATATATTTGAGTGTGCTAGAGACTACACCAATGCGACAGCAATAGAGGAGATACTATGAGTGATGAATATGAAGTATTAAGTTATCTTGAGTGGTCAAATGACTATGAAAGAAAGTATAATGTAATGCCAGCATGGTGGTGGAACCAATACAAAAGAGAAGAAGCCTATGAAAAATATAAACGAGGGGAGTGCTTTGACTAATGAGTGATATAAAAGAAAGACTGCTACAACTATACGAAGAAGCCATAGACATGGGCATGACTGAAGAAGATGCAAAGGTCTGGGCTATGGATAAATTTTATAACTGGACAGGAGATGAATAATGGCAATGGGTAAAAATTATACTGTAGGTATTTGGGATATTACATATTATCTAGTTGATGAGGACGGTAATCCACTATTAAACGAAGATGGTTCTGTAAAAGAATTTTACTCTAACAAAGTTGAAACAGGTTACTTTGCAGACGGTATTGATCCAGATGATTTAAAGGAGATTGATAATGAATAGTATTAATATACATAACATAGATAAAGTAGAAGTTAAGACTAGTGAATTTAAGTGGGGTCAAGCTATCACCATTGAAGTAACAGCCACTGATGGTGTACGAAATGAAATAGTTTTATACGAACAAGGTAATACAAACGTAGTACATTCATATAAGATGGCAGAATAGAAAGGATAGGTGATGACAACTAATACAGCTAAAGAAATCAAAGACTTTTTAAGAAAAGATAATGATAGTTGGTATGGTCATATCTTAGATGGTATACTAGAAACATACAATGAAGACATGACTATAGAAGAAATAGATGCTATAATAAAAGAAGAAGTAAAAGACTTTCAACAAGGATATGAAAGGTATCAACATGAGTGATAGAGAACTAGGAGATACTAAAACTTTACATGAGAGTTGGTTTGCTGAACTAGGTTCTTTAACCAATGATAAAGATTTAGTAAGAAAAGAAAGAAGTAAAGAAGTAGTTAAGATAATGAAACAAAAAAGAAAGGAAGATAATAATGTTTGATCATAGTATATTAGATTTTGAAGTAGAAAAGTTTAACCTCTTTCACTTTGGTGAGGAAGGTCATACACATTCACAATACAAAGTACCATCCAACATAGGTGTTGGTCTTAGACGTAAGGATACTAAGCAACCACTAGGTATAGTCTCTGATAACTATGAGATTGTACAGTACATGGACATCGTAGATAGTGTTGAGCAAGCTATTGGTATGTCGGGATTAGACTTAACTAATGCTGAGTTTCAAACTAATGTTCACGATGATGGGGCTAGGATAGAACTTACTGCTAAGTTCCCAGCACATGAGCAAAGCATAGGTAAACTTACTGATACTGTTATACCTGAGTTAAAGTTTAGGACATCTCAGAATAGAACATGGGCCAACAATATGATGGTTGGACTATGGCGTTCTATGTGCTATAATACTTTGGTGAGTGGTGACAAGCTGGCTTACATCTATGGTAGACACACAAAGAACTTTAATGTCAGTGGGTTTGCTAAGAAGATACAAAATGCTGGTGAGTTTATAGTAGGTGAAGGTATGACTGAGATGCGTACTTGGTATGATACTAAGGTTACTAGACCACAAGCCATTGATTTGTTTAGTAAAACTATAGCTAGACGTACTGACAATGTGACCAGAAAGAAAGTAGCTAACAAAGTTATGCTATCTAATCTTATGAAAACATTCGATGAAGAGTCTAGACATTTACATGGTCGAGGTAACTATGATAAGTATGGTACGAGTGATACTGGTAGTCTATGGTCTGCATATAATGCAGCTACATGGTGGTCTACGCATGGTCAGACTAGGCAAGGATCATCCCTACATAATGCCAAGCCTATTAGAGAAGAGAAGGTACGTAAAATGATTAAGTCTGAAGCATGGAAGGAGTTGTTAGTAGCGTGAACTGCTGGCACTGTAAGACTGAGTTGATTTGGGGTGGTGACCATGATATAGATGATGAATTTTATGTCATGGTTACTAACCTAAGTTGTCCTAAGTGTGAGAGTATCGTAGATGTTTACTATCCAAAGGAGAAAGAAGATGAAGACATATAATGTAAAGACTTATCGAACTGTTATGTTTGAACTAAATCATTGTGTTGAGGCTGAAGATGAGAGATCAGCAATGGTTAAATGTATTAATTGGTACGACCCAAGTGAGGAATTGACAGTGGATAATTTCAAGGAATGGATTGATCCACAAGAAGATTATAAGTCAATACAGTTTTGCTATGTAGAGGAGGAAGAAGATGCCTGAAGAATTTGAACATGAGTTAATAGGTGTACTACAAGAACACTATGGTAAAAACTTTGATTATAATTGGGACAGTGAAGAAGAAGGATTTTATATCCGACTTAGAGTATGGGGGCATAAAGAAGATGGATGACTATAAAGAACAAATAGAGTGTCAAGACTGTGGTTATATGACCAATGCTTACGAAGCTTTTATAGTAGGTCTGGATGAATATTACTGTCCCGACTGTTGCCCAGAGGAGTATGGAGAATGATAGTATTTAATGATAGCTACAAGTCAGAAGGATTTGAGATAGGCATAGAAGAAGCTAATAAAATATTGATTGATCTTGGTTTACATTTAGAGTATAAGTTTATAGAAGATTATGTAAGTGACAATGGTGAGTATGCTTACACTCTAACAGTAGAGAAAAGAAAGGAACCTGTAGATGCCAGCCAGATGGACTTGCTGTAACTGTGGCTGTGTACATTGGGATGGGTTGGAACCTATCTCATGTATCATGTGCAACAATGATGTATTTGTAGACAACCCCGATACTTATTATAGACTTAAACAAAAGGAGAAAGATAATGCAAAAGATAAAGCAACCACAGACAATGGTTAAGTGGGGTCACGAAGATATTACTATGCTTGAGTTGTTTAAAGAGTTAGATAGATGTGTTGCTAGTCCTGTTAGAAACTTACATGAGTTAGAAGGTGACATGTATATGTCTGACTATCATAAATTATCTGAGGCTCAGTGGAGAATATCAAGTACACTACAACTACTTAAAGGAGATAAAGAATGACTAAATGGTATGTCTGTGTAGACTGTGGCTATGCTCATGAAGGTGATGAATCACCAGAGCATTGCCCTGTATGTGGCTCATCTGAATTTGAATTGGAGACTGATAATGATTAAAAGTGCAAATGATTATGAATTTATTGAAGAGGTTTTTGAGATTGCATTTGGAGATGATGCTATTAACCGTAGCTTTTCTTATAAAGAAGTGCTTGATAAGTTGAAAGAGTTTTCAAGTAATGCATTAATAGTTGAAGAAATGAAAGAGAGTAAGTAATGATTAAAGAAGGTAAGGTATGGGGTCAGACTATCCCACTGCTACAATCACCAGCCGTAGAGATACATCGTATCAACATAGAGTTAGGTGGGTACTGTAGTAAACATGCTCATCAATCTAAGATCAATGCTTTCTATGTTATCTCTGGTGAGTTAGAGATCAAGAGATGGAAGGACTATAAGCTAGTGGATAGTACATGGCTAAATGCAGGTGACCTATCTATCGTACCGGCAGGTGAGTACCATCAGTTCATGGCACATCAAGAGACTGAAGCATTAGAAATCTATTGGACAGAACTTAATCACAATGATATAATGAGAGAAAATGTAGGAGGAATATAACATGGAAGTATTAATAATAATTTTAATATCACCTTTACTGTTGTTATTATAATGTCTTATATAATAATTCAAGTAGATTATGACCCTCTTGATATAGAAAATACATCTGTCTTACCAGACGAGAAAGAATTAAAAGTTAAACAGTTTAAAAAAGAAGAAGATGCTATTAGATTTTTAGTTCGTAATGGTATTGAAGATGATGATGGCACAAAGATTGTGAGGTTACATTGAGATATATATTATACTATGTACTAATGTTATTTGTTTTAATGATAGCATTTATTTTAACTATGAATACATCTAAAGCTAGTGAGTATGACATCGAGTGCATGGTAGAAGCTATCTATCATGAGGCTAGATCAGAAGGATTCGTAGCTCAGATAGCTGTAGGAAATGTTATATTACAAAGAGTTAAGGATAAAAGATATCCTAATACTGTATGTGATGTAGTACACCAAGCTAAGAAATGGAAGGGAAAATTAATAAGAAATAAATGTCAGTTCAGTTACTACTGTGATGGTAAGTCAGAGAAATATAAAGAGTTGGATGCCCTCTTAGAAGTTATGGATACATCTGAACTGATACTACAAGGTGTCATGTTAGAGCAGACAATCGGGGCTACACACTACCACACTTGGAAGGTGTCACCTCATTGGTCACGTAGTCCTACCTTTATTAAGTTAGGTAGAGTAGGATCACATATCTTTTATGTTGACAAAGGAAAACAATAGGAGTATGCTATGGTTAAGAATCATTTAGAAGTAGAGAATAAGTTACATGACATGATTAGAACATTAAAGATACAGCTACAAGAACTACGAGATGTTAATGCTAAACTAAGAAGAGAACAAGGGTTATCTGATAGAACTAAATGGGTAGAGAAAGATGGATAAAAACTTATGGGAAAGAGAAAGAAGATCTATATTCAAAAGACTTCTACGTGAGTATGAAGATGAAGGATATAATCGTACTGAAGCTAATCACTTTGCCAAGATAGAACTTCAAGACATTATGGAAGAGAAAGTGAGCTTTGTTAATGAGTTATGGGAACAAGAATATGAAGAAAAATAAATGGGCATTAATCCTAGAAAAAGATGTAGGTGATATTGTTGTTGAAAAGTTTAGCTCACAGAAGATAGCTGAAGAAGAACTTGAGTATCGTAATTCATTGACTATTGCAATGGGATACTCACCTGATGTAAAGTATACTATAAAAAAACTATAGGAGTTTATCATGTCTGATACAGCACGAATGGGTGAATGTGAAGAGTGTGGTTCTAGTGATGGTAATGCTACATACTCTGATGGTCATACGTTTTGTTATGTATGTAAAGTTTACAAGAAAGGAAATAATATGCAACAAGAGTCAAGAGTAATACCCATGAGCAATCCTGCTAGTGGTACAATTAAGACTAGAGGTATACTATCTGACATACCTGAGAGAAAGATTAAGAAAGAAACTGCACAAAGATATGGTGTAGAGATTAAGAAGACAGGTAACATGACAACACATCATATCTATAAGTATGTAGATGATAGTGGTAACCACATTGCATCTAAGGTTAGAGAGGTACAGAATAAAAAGTTCTGGTCTGAAGGTAACCTATCTAGCTCAGTACTCTTTGGTCAACACCTATTTAATAAGCCACAGAAATTTATAACAGTATGTGAGGGTGAGATAGATGCTATGTCTGCCTATGAGATGCTTGGATCTAAGTGGCCTGTTGTATCAATCAAGAATGGTGCAGCATCTGCCTTTGAAAATTGTCAGAAGTCTCTCGACTATCTTAGTAAGTTTGATAAGGTGGTATTATGTTTTGATAATGACAAGGCTGGTCGTGAAGCATCAGAGAAATGTGCTACACTCTTTGAGCCTAACCAATGTAAGATAGTTAAGTTAGAACTAAAAGATGCCAATGAATATCTTAAGACTAATCAACGGCAGAAGTTCTCAGACAAGTGGTGGGATGCTAAAGACTTTACACCAGCAGGTATTAGAAACTTAGATGAGCTAGGTGATAGCCTGTATGATGAAAAGTTTTGTGAGACAGTTCTCTATCCTTGGACTGCACTCAATGAGAAGACATATGGTATGCGTACTGGTGAGCTAGTGACGTTTACTAGTGGTGCTGGCATGGGTAAGTCTAGTATCATACGTGAGCTTATGCATCACATTATGGTGAACAGTAAGGATAACATAGGTGTCCTAGCTATGGAAGAAAACATACGCAACACTGCCTTCAACATCATGTCAGTCGAAGCTAATGCTAGGTTGTATATCAAGGAGATTAGAGATCAGTTTACAAGGGATCAGTTAAAAGGATGGCAAGAAAAGACTGTAGGTACTGGTAGGTTCTTTGCCTTTGATCACTTTGGTTCTATCTCTAACGATGAGATACTAGGTAGAGTACGATACATGGCTAAAGGTTTAGGATGTAAGTGGGTATTCCTTGATCACTTATCTATCTTAGTATCAGGTCAAGAAGACAATGGAGATGAACGTAAGTCTATTGATATTCTTATGACTAAGCTACGTTCTCTTGTTGAAGAGACAGGCATAGGCTTATTACTTGTCAGTCATCTACGTAGGCCATCAGGTGATAGAGGTCACGAAGATGGTAGAGAAGTATCTCTCTCACACCTTAGAGGGTCTGCATCTATTGCTCACCTCTCTGATAGTGTGATAGCATTAGAGCGTAATCAACAGGCTCAAGATGAAGTAGAAGCTAACACTACTGTCCTACGTATCTTAAAGAATAGATATACTGGTGACACTGGTGTAACTTGTCACTTGCATTATGATAAAGAAACTGGTAGAATGTCAGAGATAAATAATCCATTTGATAATAACGATGAAGATGAAGCTCAACTCTAAGTAGGATAATAGTTATGGTAACAGCAATAGTTGATATCGAAACTGATAGCCTTGATGCAACTCAGATACATTGCATTGTAGCTTGTGACTATGCCACTGGTAAAGAAAAGGTATGGGTACAAGATGAGTGTAAAGAGTTTGCATCTTGGTCTAAGATGATTGATAAGTTTATCATGCACAATGGTATAAGCTTTGATGCTCCTGTTCTTAATCGTTTAACAGGATCAAGTATTAAACCATCACAGATTAGAGATACTCTTATTGAGTCACAGTTATATAATCCTATCAGAGATAAGGGACATTCACTCAAGGCTTGGGGTGAGAGATTTAACTTTCCGAAGGGAGACTTCACAGAGTTTGATTATTATACACCTGAGATGCTTGAGTATTGTAAGCAAGACGTAAGGATTACCAGAAAGGTAGCCCAAGAGTTAGAGAAGGAAGGTTCTAAGTTCTCCTCTAAGTCTTATGAACTAGAAAGAAAAGTAAGAGTTATAGTAGATCAACAAGAAAGAAATGGTTTCTCTTTTAACTTACGTGATGCCATGAGCTTTCTTGCCACACTAGAAGAAGAGCAACAAGAATTGGAGGACAAAGCCCAAGAAATATTTGAACCTACTGAAGTAGTAATGAAGACCAAGACTAAGTACATACCATTCAATATTGGTTCTCGTAAACAGATAGCTGATAGATTGATGGAGAGAGGCTGGCAACCTACGCATCATACAGAGAAGGGTAATGTAATAGTGAGTGAAGAAATATTATCTAAGATTGACATGCCTGAAGCACAGATGTTTAGCAGATACTTTCTACTACAGAAACGTACTGGCCTACTGAAAGCTTGGATCAAGGCATGTCAAGAAGATAATAGAGTCAGAGGTAGAGTGATGACGCTACGAACCGTGACAGGCAGGATGGCACATAACTCTCCTAACATGGCTCAAGTGCCAGCAGTGTATTCTCCTTATGGCAAAGAATGTAGATCGTTATGGACAGTCTCTAATCCAGATACGCACACCTTGATTGGTACAGATGCATCTGGATTAGAGCTACGATGTCTAGCACACTACATGAATGATCCTAACTTCACTGAAGAAGTTGTTAATGGTGATGTACATACTGCTAACATGAAAGCTGCTGGACTTACTGATCGTGATCAAGCTAAGACTTTTATCTATGCTTTCCTCTATGGTGCTGGCCCTGCTAAGATAGGTAAGGTTGTTGGTGGCTCATCTAAAGCTGGACAGCAACTCATTACTAAGTTCTTATCTAACATGCCAAAGCTTAAGAAGCTCAGAGATGATGTTGCTAAGTGGTGTAAGGGTGGTACAATACCAGCACTTGATGGTAGACTGTTACACATTAGATCAGAACATGCTGCATTAAATACTTTACTACAGGGTGCAGGTGCTATCATATGTAAGCAATGGCTTGTACATATTACACAACGTATACGTAAGTCAGGTGTTGATGCTAAGTTAGTTGCATCTATACACGATGAGTATCAGTTTGAGGTAGCTAAGAAAGATGCTAAAAGGTTTGGTCAGATTACTAGAGATGCAATGATAGAGACACAACGTACACTCAAGGTTCGATGTCCTCTTGATTGTGAATATAAAATAGGAACAACATGGAGTGAGACACACTAATGCCACATAACAATAGACCATTTGATAGACAATCTTATAAAGAGAATGATGCTAGAGCTAAGAAAGCTATGGTTAATTATTTAACAGTAAATAATTTTACTGACATTGTAGATAAAGAAGATTATTATTTTGATGTCTCAGCTAATAAAAAAGTCAAAGGTAAAGATGAGAAGTTTTTCTTTGAGGTTGAGATAAAAAATCAATGGGATACTTACTGGCCTGAGACTTGGGAAGAAGTACGTATTCCTCAACGTAAGCAAAGATTAATAAATAGAAAGGAGAAAGATTACCCAGACCATGATTTATATTTTGTTGTCTTCAATACAACTTGTAAGCAAGCTTGGTTTATTAAAGACAGTCTTGTAAACGAATCAAGTGTAGGAAAGATACAGAACTCTAAACAACCTAAAGGCTCACCACACTTGGCAGAACCTTTCTTTCATATTCCTGTAGACAAAGCTAATTTAATTCAAATTAGTCCTTGACCTATAGAAATATGTATGATATAATTACGTTACAATAAATGAAACTCATGTCACAACAGCGTGACGATAAAATAGGAAATAGAAAAAGATGAATGATCCAATTTATATTACTGGTAAATGTCACTATGCTTCAATCACTGAGCCGAACACTAAGTTCGATCCAGTATGGTCAATACAGATTGAAGTAGATGATAATAATAGGTCTGTCATAGAAAGTGCTGGACTTGCAATCACCAATAAGGGTGATGATCGTGGAGATTTTGTAACTATTAAAAGAAAAGTAGCTAAGAAAGATGGCTCACCAAGACAAGGGCCATCTGTTAAAGATTCTCAAAACAATCCTTGGGATGGTAAGTTGATTGCTAATGGTAGTACAGTTAATGTTAAGGCTGTACCCTATGAGTGGAGCTATGCAGGTAAGTCAGGTATTTCTGCTGACCTAGCTGCTGTACAAGTAGTAGATTTTATAGAGTACTCTAATGGGGCTGATGACTTTGAAGTAGTTCACGGTGGATATGTAGCTAATACTTCTACTCTATACGATGATATTCCTTTCGCCTCTTAATGTAAACTAAGGGAGACTTGGGGAGTGAGAATTATTGGTTTGGTTTTCACTCCCTATTTTTTTATATATGAAAAAGATTGACACATTAGTTTCTGATATCTATGATCTCTTTTCTCTTGAGCCTATTAAGATGGATGAGAAAGAAGTAGACAAGCACATAGATACATTTGGAGAGATGCTTAAGGTTCACATCAAAGCATTTCTATATGAGGAACCTAGAACAAGAGGCAACCTCAGACTATCAGGCATAGGAAAACCTGATAGACAATTATGGTATGACGTTAATAGTAAACATGATATAGAAGACATTACTTCTAGTACAAGAATTAAATTTCTATATGGTTATATCTTAGAAGAACTTCTTTTACTATGTGCTTCTGTTGCAGGACATAAGGTTACTGATCAACAGAAAGAAGTTAATGTTGAGGGTGTTAAAGGTCACCAAGATTCAATGATAGATGATGTCTTGGTTGATTGTAAGAGTGCGTCAGGATTTAGCTTCAAGAAGTTTAAAGAAAATTCTTTATTGGAAGATGATCCATTTGGTTATATCGCACAGATTAGTGCCTATGCACAAGCTAATGGTGTAGATAAAGCAGCATTTCTTGTGATAGATAAATCAAGTGGTAAGTTATGTCTAACTCCTGTACATCAGATGGAGATGATCAATGCTAAAGAAAGAGTCAAGCATCTTAAGGGAGTGGTTGGGGATAGTCATGTACCTGATAGGTGCTACTCTCCAGTTGCTGATGGGCAGTCTGGCAATCTTAAGTTACCTATTGGTTGTGTGTATTGTAGCCACAAAAGAGAGTGTTGGTCAGATGTTAATCAAGGTAAAGGTCTACGTGCTTTTAAATATGCCAGAGGTCTTAACTACTTGGTTAAGGTTGCTAAAGAACCTAATGTTGAAGAGGTGACTAGCTGGTAATGCACTGGGAGTATGATAAGAAACCTGACCTAACTAAGTTTGGTTTTGTATACTGGATAACCAATATCAAAACAGAGAAAGCTTACATAGGTTGTAAACAATATTTTAATTATTCTAAAGGTAAAAAGAAACGTGAATCAAATTGGAAATCTTATATGGGATCTTCCAAACATTTAATAGAAGACATAAAGAAGTTAGGTAAAGATAACTTTAAGTTTAATATTATAGCTGAGTTTAAAAACAAACGAAGCTTACGATACTACGAATGTTATTATCAAATGAAATACAATGTATTATGTAGTACACTTGAAGGAACTGATAACCCTGCATACTATAATAATTATGTGGGGGGTAAGTTTTATAGACCAGTAGAAGAATATTATGATGTTGATTGATGATGTATTTGAAGTAGAGGATTCTTTATATGAGATGACAGATAAGAACCCTCATAAATCTTTATATATAGCTGTAATTCTACAAGCTTTACTAGACATATCTAAACCTAAATTTGAAAAAGAAAAAAGTAATATCCAAATTGAAAGAGATCAAGCACACTCATGGATATTTGCATCTGTTGGTGTAACATGTAGAGACTTTAATGAGGTATGTCTTTACGCAGGATTAAAACCAGAGTCAGTTAGAAAAGTAGCACACAGTTTAGTTAATTCAGAGGATACAAAAAATGTCAGAAACGCAATCAAATCTTTACTCTAAAGAAGATCCAGTAAATAGTCCTTCTCATTACAATATGTTAGATGTTGAAGCTATAGATATTATTGAAATGTCAATGACAAAGGATGACTTCTTAGGTTATCTTAAAGGGAATGCTTTAAAGTATTTAATTAGGTATAAACACAAAGGTAAACCTGAAGAAGATATAAGCAAAGCAATATGGTACTTAACTAAATTAAAAAATAAAATTAAATAGAAAGGAAATTTAATGGAAAACGAAATCCAATACGGTATGACACTCCCCATCTCAGAAGAAATAGACAATGTTAAATATAGACAAACAGGAGAAGACTTTTATAGTAAGGTTGTGCGTATTGCAGAAGCCTTAAAAGATACACCTGATCACTTTGAAAACTTTAAGGATGCACTCAGGCATCTCAGGTTCTTACCTGCTGGTAGAGTACAGAATGCTATGGGTGCTGCAAGACAGACTACTGCTTACAACTGCTTTGTCAGTGGTGCTATAGAAGATAGTATGGATTCTATCATGGGCAGAGCTACTGATGCTGCTGAGACAATGCGTAGAGGTGGTGGCATAGGCTATGACTTCTCTAGGCTACGTCCCAGAGGTGATCGTATCAAGTCCTTAGACTCTAGGGCATCTGGTGCAGTCAGCTTCATGCAGATCTTTGATGCTGTATGTCAAACTATAGCATCTAGTGGACATCGTAGAGGCGCACAGATGGGTGTCTTACGTGTTGATCATCCTGACATTGAACA